TTCTCAGTCGGTTGTGCCATCGAGGCATGATTCTCCTTTCTATCCGGCGGGCTTCCACATACCGGCGATTTTGATCATTGGGAGCGCAGGTTTCCAAACCCCGCCCACGTTGACATATGCGATTGCGCGACGAGGAATCATGTTCCCGTTTCCGTCGTCGAGGAAATACCAGCCACCCTGCAGCTGCGTCCCGGAGTTGTCAATACGCAGGCTCCAGGGACTCCACCCAACAGCATTGCGCGTACGAGCCCAGAAGTAATAACGGACTCCCGGACTAAGACCGGGAACCGTGATGAGCTTGCTGCCGGTTGGGAAAGACTGGAAGAGCTGCGGCGCTCCTGATGAGGTGCCATAGCCAAGCTGGGTTTCGACGATGTTGTCGCCGTTAGAAAGGCCCCAGACAACTCTCAGGTTGGCCGACGTCATTGTCGTCGATTCGAGATATAGCGCAGATGGGGCGTTCGGCTCTTTATCCGTCGTGGCTTGAGTTCGAACGGACCATGGACTCCAGCCCTTGGCGTTGTGCGTACGAACCCAGAAATAGTAGGTCGTACCCTTGGCGAGACCGGTAATGGTCATGTTGCCGTCGCCAGGATACTCGGACATGTAGAACTGAGTCGCGCCTGAGCTTGTGCCGTAACCGACCTGGATCTGGTCGAGTGCTAGACCGCCATTGCCATACCCATTCGTGTCGCCCTGCACGCTCGTGGCCAGGACGTTCTGTGGATACCACGGTGGCGGTTGAGGCGGAGGTCCGGCTCGGTTGATGGCGACGGTCAAGAACGTCGGACCACCAAAACCGCTTGTACCTGTGTCGCCTATATAGAAAGTGACAGACTCATCGACCGAGACCGTGATCCAACCAACCTTGCGCCAACCTGCTCCAGCTGGATAGTCGTATGAGAACCACGCGGATGTTCCGCCGATACTGCGCCCATATCGCCACGGGAGATCATGATTGTACGTCGTGCTGTTGCCAGACGTGATCCAGAACTCGACCAGGGAGCCGGTGTCCCGGATCATCATCTGACCGCTGGAGCCTGTGGCTTTCTTGTAGTCAACCACGCCGGCTCCTAAAGGATGATCTTGAAGTAGATATCGCCGTCGTTACCACCGGAAGGTTCCGCCGTACCTGATGTGATGCCTGCTGCGGAACGAAAGCCCGACTTCCCCACAGGGATAAGAGCCTTGACCGCAGCGATGTAGTCGCGGGTACGGTTGAGCTCTCGCCCACCCCAGCGAACTCGGCCCTCCTCGCCCGTGTCCGGAACGACTTGGAAGCCTGCTGCTTGTGCTTGATCGCCAATAGCCATGTCTTACCTCCTTAGGGCAGCTCGGACCAGGTGATGGGATCGCCTTCGTAATCCAGCCAGACCTTGTTCTGCTCCCAAGAGAGCCAGGAACCGAGGTTGATGAACTGGTTCATGGTCAGCGTGGGATATGACCGGGTACCCTCTGCGTCGGAGACAAAGATCTGCTCCGTGACTCGCATGTGGTTGATGACACCGTCGACGTTACGCATCTCGACTAGGTCGCCAAGGGTGTAGTCCTTCTGATACAGATATGGACCCGTCTGGCTGATCTCACCGTCGAACGCTTGGAATGCTCGGTACTGCGCGAGCTCTTCTTTTCCACGCTGTTCGAGAGCGATGGTTACGTCAGTAACACTTTCCTCGGTAATATCGCTTGCGTCGACAAAAAGGACCCGACGATCGAATCCTTCCGTGTCCGGCGCTACACCGACTGGAAAAACAACCAGAGATCCGGCTGGCGACACCACGTAGGCAACGTTCTTCGAACTCTCGATCGATGACAGCTCCTTGGTGTTCTCGAGGTTGTCCAGATCCGGTGAGAATATGACCGGAGCCTGAGTCGCCTGACCGCTGGTGCGGTCGTAACCCGAGTAGATTTCGAAATACAACTCCGAGGCGTCGTAATTCCGGACAAGCCGGAAGCCTAGCGTGTAGACGTCACAGATTGCCTTGATCGCGTCATAGACGGTTTTGGGCGGGAAGTCGATCTTGATGGGATCGATCGGTTCGGGGATGTTGCCCAGAGGTAGCAGGTTCCCAGGCATGAGGAACGGGATCTTGTCGTCGAGGCTGAGAACGCCGGTTCGACAGATATCGTCGAAGATCTTCCGAGCGATGTCGGCCGGCTCGTCCTCGATGGGCCACGTTGCCGCAGTCAGTGACAGCATGGCGATTCGATCCATGAGAAGGGACTCGAGCGAGAAGCCCGAGACTCTCAGGATGCGTTGGCCTCGAGGGTCGGTGCTGATCTCGACAGTCTCAATTTTCATGACCCGCCATGACGCCTGCATAGCCAAGTGAACTCCAGGCCGCAACACGGCCCGGTTTTCCAGAGTCGAGCGAATCGTCAGGACGAAGTCGCCCGCTGCGTTGAACCGCTCGGTCCAAATAAGTGACTCATACAGATCGATGACTCTCTCACGACGGAGGAGACTGTCGAGAACATACACCTCCATTACAAGCCTCCGTACCTATTGGTGTACTCGATGGTGAAAGGAATCGGGGTTCCTGTTGCGTACACCCGGAAGGTGTTGATCCCTCGCTGAAGTGCAACCCAGTCCGCTTGTGGCGCGATGCCGTAAAGAACTGAGCTTTGGGACCCCGCTCGAGTGACCCACGCGCCCTTGGAGCCGGGAACCGTACTGATCAACAGCAGGTCTCCGGTAAGTAGGGCGCCCTGGAAGTTGAGCTCCCGGAGAGTGTTGTCCGGCGGCTTGTAGTACACCGTGATGTTGTTCTCGTCGCGGTTGAGCGCGAAGTTGAACCTCACGCCAGCCTTGACGGTTCCCTGATAGTTGATGGTGAATTCGGTCATGTCTTCGACCGTAGTCCCAGCCACGACGATGGAATCCGCATCGACAAAGTCGGGGTTCATGCAGCGGATATGAATGACGGCATTGGGGTCGTCGGTGAACAGAGGGGCGTCGAACTCCTCGACATATCCCGAGATATCCGCCTGCACCCCGTCGCTGGTGGTAAACCGCAGATTCACCCATGATTGCGTCATGAACCAGTTGTACAACTGGTGGCGTAGAGCCCGAACCGTCGTCCCTGAGTAGTCCGGCTCAAGGCCGATATTGAGGGTGAGGTCTCGGGGGCCTCGACGGCTGGACTGATAGTCATCCCCGTCCAGGTTCGCGAATGGGGAGCTGACAATTTCTGCTTTGACGGGGTGCAGGCCCTCAATCTCCCCCATGGCATAGCCATTGCTGACACTGCCTAGGGGGAGACTGAGGAGGGCGCCCTGGGGGTTGCGTGCTTCGACCGTGGTGATCATTGAGCGGTTTCCAGAGCTCCCTTCGCCTTGGATATGAGGCTCTTGCCGTTGCGGTAGATCTCCGCTTCAGACAAGGCCTTCGGTGAGTTGTTGTTCTGAGTGAGCTGAACCAGAGGAGTGTCGCTGTTTCGCATGAAGGCTGCCTCTGCTGCCGCAACTTCACGAGCTCGTTCGCTGGCCCGGATAGCAGACATAGCCTGCGTGGCTGACGAATATGCCGACCCCACCTCGAGAGGCTTGGCCGACAGGAGTCCGTCGATGCGACCGGCCTGCTTCTGGACGTCCGTTAGATCCAAAACCGGCTTGATGGACGGGTTGACGTCCACCTCGGCACCGACCTTTGAGGATATGTCCTTCAGCGTCTTTCGCATGGCCTCCACAGCGTTGTGGCCCACCTCTTCTGCAGCCTGCACCGCCATCCCGTTCTTCCGCAAACCAAGCGCCAAGCCCCTAATGGACCAGTCACCGATCTTCTGGAATACCTTGGAAGGCGAACGAATACCCAGAGCAGTCTTGATCTGGGCGGCCATGGAAGCTGCGATCTTGTTCATCTCGGCCTGGATAGCGGCCTGCTCCTGCTGAAGTCCGACAACAAGACCCTGTGCTGCCCGAATACCCGCCTCATAGAGGGAGCCGGCAGCGCTGTTGCCCAAGTTCTGGGCAGACCTGTCAAGCGCGCCTCCGAGTGCATTCAGCTCCGTGACGGCGTTCTTTCCGCCTTCCAGGATTTGAGTTACAAACGGAATTGCGTCGACGCCCTTGCCAAGCAGGGTCTGGTACATGTCGTCGTTGAGCCCAAGCTTCTTGAGCTCCTGCAGTTGCGCGGTCAATATCTGGGTGTTGACGACCTGCTTCTGAAGGTCCTTGATGTAGTCGGTGAGCTTGGTGTCCTTCGAGATATCCGGCAGATTGTCGTACTGGTCCTCGACACCGCGGCTGTACTCGGTGAAGGTCTTCTGTCGAGCCTCCTCCACAGCCTTGTGCGCTTCGGCGAGCTTTGCCGAGACACCTGTTGCTCGAGTTGCGAGCTTGTTGAGAGCTGCGATCTCGTCGCCGAACGTCTTGCTGACCTGGTAGGCCTTTGAGGTCTTGGCGTATTCTGCCCGAGCCTCAGCAAGAGCCCTCGTGGTTGCGAGGATTGCCGCGCGGTTCTTGACACGTGCTGCGTTGAGAGTCCGCAAGCGGGCCTCGAGAGTTGCGATGTTCCGCTTCTCCGCAGCCATAGCGGCCAACAGCATGTTCTGCATCGTCTTGGTCGTGGCCGTGATAGCGGCAGTGCCGCCGGCCATTCCCTTGGCGTAGCCTTGTGCTGACCACATACCCAGCTTGGCGAACTCCTTCGACGGGGAGGAAATCCCCAGGAAGCTCTTGGCGGCACTGAGTGCGCTCTTTGCCAAGTTCCTCGCCGCACGAGTAACCGCAGATATGCCGCCCGTGATTCCGCTGACCATACCCTCGACGATTGCCGAGGCCAGGTTACGGCCAGCCGCGTTCATAGCGGCCTGGTTGCGGCGGATGGCGTTGGCCATACCGTTCACGAAGGCGATGATCAACTTCACGCCGGAGTCGATGATCCGGGGAAGGTTCCTGGATATACCTCCCAGGAACGCCACAATCACGTTGGTGGCCGCTGTGATGACACGGCCGATGTTCGCGGCAACACCATTGAGGATCCCAACGACGATGTTGAGTCCTGCTCGAACCATCTTGGGGATAGCCTGCTGAAGAACGCCCAGCAGCATCGTGATCATCGCGATCATTGCTCGCCCAATTCTCGGGGTGAGCCGGACAATTGCGTCCATGAATGCGACCAGTACGGCAACGATCGCCGCAACAACTGCGGGTGCTGCCTTCTGAATCGCCTGCGCAAGCGCGACGATGACATCACCCAAGGCCTTGACGATGACTGGCAGAAGTCCAAGGACTCCGGTCACTAGGACGGTGAGTCCCGCAACAACCATCGCGGCAGCCCCCGAAAGGGCTATGAGACCGACGGAGAATGCCAATACACCGACGCCAGCCAATGCCACAGCTGCGCCTAGAAGGCCGATCGCGATACCCATACCAAGCATGGATGGAATAACCGGCGTCAGCAACGCTGCCGCAATACCGATCACGGCGAGTGCGCCGGCCAGCATGATGAGGCCCTTTGCAATGGACTCCCACGACATAGCCCCGAACGCCAGCAGAACCGGCGCAAGGATAGCGAGAGCTCCCGCAACCACGACAAGCGCCGCGGCGCCGAATATGGCAGTCGTCATGGCGTTCATAGCCACAGCGATGATGAGAAGAGCTCCTGCGAGCAGAGTCAGACCCTTTGCGATTTCCTCCCAGCTGAGACCGGCCATTGACTGGAGAACTGGAGTGAGGATTCGAAGTGCTGCAGCCACCACGAGGAGGGCTGCCGCGCCGAATATGGCGGTCGTCATGGCGTTCATGGCCGCTGCGATGATGAGCAGCGAACCGCCCAAGACGACGAGCCCCTTTGCGATCTCTTCCCAACCCATCGAGGCCATCTGCTGCAGCGAGTCGGCCAGCATCCCGAGAGACGTGGCGACAATAAGTACAGCTGCAGCCGAGAGAACCGACGATGGAGGAATAAGCTTGAGGGCGGCTGCCATAAGGGCCAGTCCACCACCCATAGCAGCAAGGCCGCGACCGATCTCCTCCCACGAAAATGCAGAGAAGTCCTGAAGTGCGCTTGCCAGGAGCTTAATACCCACTGCGAGAAGAACAAGACCTGCGCCCTGAGCGAGCCCGCCCTTGTTGACGGCGGCGAACCTCGTGAAGAGAGCCAAAGCGGCCAGCATTGCGCCGACTCCGACCAGTCCACGAGCCATTTCCTCCCAGCTCATCTCGGCAAGGTCCTTCACCGAGGAAGCGAGCAGCTTGATGGCACCGGCCATGATGACCAGACCGATGCTCGAGGAAATCATCTTCTTGCCGTCAGGCATAGCGCGTGCCGCACCAGCAACGAGGATCAACAGAGCCGCCGTTGCCGACAGCCCCTTGGCCAACTCCTCCCAACTCAGTTCCGCGAGGTCCTTGACCGCCGACGTGAGGATCTTGATGGCGATCGAGAGAAGGATGAGTTGAGTCATTCCTCCACGAATATCGATCTTCTGGAAGACAGCCATGGCCACAGCGAGCTGGAGGAACATCACAGACATCGCTGTGAGGGCTCGCTTGAGACCGTCCGCGTCGACCTTGGACAGCGCCACAACCGACAGAGCCAGGATCCCAACCGCGGCTGCGATCTGAAGCAAGGTGGCTGCACGAAGCGTAGTCTGCATCGTCTCGAGCGTTCCCGTAAGAGCCGAGAAGGGAGACGTGACGTTGCCAAGCGCATCGGTGATCCCTCCTGCAATACCACCGAATGATCCGGTGAACTGCTTGAACAGAAGAACCAAACCGGCGAATAGACCGGTGTTGATGGCGCTCAGTGCCAGTTCCCAGTCCACGTTGCCCAAGGCTTCGGCGATCCACGTACCGATGTCCTGGAAGAACTCGACGAACTTCTCGGCAAGCGGTGCGAGCTTGGCGCCGATGTTCTGGAACGTCTCCTCGACCTTTGACCATGCGTTGTCGACCGCGTCGCCACTCTCGGTAAGGGGACCGAACACGTTCCCGATCCCATCAAGGAAACTGAAGTCCAGATTTCCGAACAGGTCTCCCAGAGCACCAGCGAGCTTTCCGATGAGCTTGATCGGGATCTTGATGATCGAAGCGATGTTGCTGAAGAAGTTCGTCAGGCCTTCGCCGTTCTTGACGGCCTCGTGAAGCTTGACGAGGAAGTCGCCAATCTTGGCGGTGATTTCGAGGAAGCTTCCTGTGCCCTCGCCCACTGTGCCAAACAGCTCGAAGAAAACACGAGCAACCTGCTTGATGATCTCCCAGCCGATTCCGAAGATTGCGAACACGCCGGCGAAAGTACGCTTTAGCTTGTCCGCCGTTTCGCCTCCTATTTTGAGCCTCTCGGCGAATTCTCGGAAAGCGATGGTGATGTCGAGCAATTGCTTGGCGGAAGTTGCCGGGAAGATCTGACGGAAGGCATCCTTGATCGGCTTGACAACCGACATGACCCCTTCGAAGGCGGCTTTGATGCCTTCAATGAGGTGGGTACGGCCTCCCATCTCCTTCCAGTCGGCCAGCAGCTTGTTTCGTCCGTCGGCGGAGGCCTGGATGAAACCGCCGAACACGTCGTTAACGCTGGTCCAAAGGGCCTTGGCCTCTTCGAAGTCACCGACGATGATCTCGAAGGTCTCCGCCCATCCGGAGGCCGAGGCCTCCTTGAGGGTACCCATGAGCTGGGTGGCGGTCTTGACCTCGGTGGCGGCGGCCTTGGCCGTCTTGGCCTGGGCCTGAATGGCCTTGATCTGGGCGGCGCTGAAGCCCTGGGCTGCAAGCTCGGCATCGGAGAGGTCCCCGGTGAACTGCTGGAGCGTGGCCGTCAGGACCTCGGACGTGAGCCAGGACTCCTCGCCGGGCTTGGCCGTGATCGACTCTCGGAAGGACTTGCCCTCGATCGAGACGTTCTTCATCTTGCCCGTCAGGGAGACGGCCCCCTTGTCCAGGGTCCCCATCTTCTCTGCGGTCTGGGCGAGGGCGCGCTGGAAGATCGTGCCACCCATGCCAGCGTTGACAACCGAGTTCCAGTCCTGCAGAGACACTCGGCCAGCCGAGATCGCCTGTGAGAGCTGGTACATAGCCGTCGAAGCCTGCTGAGAGTTCGAGCCCGAGAGGGCCGCGAGGTTCGCGATACCCTTGATCGAGCCCGTAGCGGTCTGAAGATCCACGCCGGCAGCCGTGAAGGTACCGATGTTCTTCGCCATCTCGGCAAAGTTGTAGATCGTCTGGTCCGAGTACTGGTTAAGCTCCTTGAGAGCGGCGTTGACGTCCGAGAGCTTAGTCCCAGCCGCGGCCGTGTTCGCAAGAATGGTCTGGACCGAGCCCAGCTTGGTCTCGTACTCCTCGAAGCCCTGCTTGATCGGGTCGAGAGTCAGAGACTTGGCGATCTGCGTTCCCGCAGTGATTGCGCGATTGGTGATGTTCGCCAAAGCCGTGACGGCAATGACCGACAACGCGTTGAACTTAGAGGCGATAGCGTCAACGCCTCTTGCGATGTGGCTGACATCTGTCGCCTTAGCCGCCGCATTCAGGTTCTGGAAACCCTTGGCTGCGCCATCCAGCTTGAGCCCTTGATTGAGATGCTGGATCGTCGCCAAGGACTGGCGAACACCGGCCTCGAACTGCGAGTTGTCGAACTTCAGCTCGGTAATCCGAGTCTCAATGGTTGCGCTCACGCTGCTTTCACCGCCTTCCAGATCTGTTCGGCGATCTTGTCAAAGATCGGACGCATTTGAGGATTGATGTAGTCACGACCTTGGACGTAGCCGCCTGTACCCGTCGCATAACCGATTTGGAGACGCAACGCAACTGGGAAACCTTCCTCGATGTCCGAGTTGTTCCAGGTAACAGTCCAGCCTGTGCTCGTCTGCTCGACGCGGTAGAACCATGAATTCCCGGCCAGTCCCGTGTCCGTTGGAGTAGCGCCTTCGAGAGCGTCGACACCAGCTTTTCCGTAAGTGTCGAGAATCGGCCGAATGTTGAGATTGGTCGACTTCCGAAGCCACGCTTCTGTGCCACTGAAGGAGCCCGAGGAACGGAGTGTGAACACGAGACTCCTTTCAAGAATCAGGTGACCGTAAGGCGGAAGTTGCTGGTGCTGAGAAGTTCGGCTCTCCAGTGGGAGATGACGAACGTTCCGTCGCCGTTGTCCTGGACGTACTCGTCCGCACCGATGGCGGTCCAGGTGCCATCACCGTTGTCGATGATGATGATGTCATCACCCATGGCGCCGTTGAGAATCACGTAGATCTCGGCGGGATCAGGCATTCGCGCGGGAGCTTCGTCAGTCCCATACATGACATCTTCGAGAACTGCCAGTCTCGTGGGATCGGCGTATCGAGAGTCGACCATGTAGTGCGCCGTCGGACGATTCGTTCCGAAACGAACCGGCGTCGTGGTGATGTCCCACGCAATAGTTCCGGGCTCTACCTGAGAACCGAGCGTGTTGTAGTCACGCTGCGTTGGCTCGGTAAGAGCGTTATAGATGAAGTGAAGTTTGTATCCATGATCGGGCCCATCGAGGGCGTTGCCGACCATGGTGCGATATGACAGACCGAACTCACGACGAGGCTGCTGAAGCACGAACATTCCGCCACCGGCGGGCCCAGTTCCGTCGCAAGCGGCAAACTCAGGCGGTGCGGTGTAGGCGTTGATCGTGGCTTCGTACTCCTCGCGCGGAGGAACGTTCAAATACTTCACGCCGTCCTGGTAGTGGCCTTTCGCACTGCCGCCAGACGACTTCTCGTTGATGGCGATAAGACCAACCCAAGGTACGCCCGGGTCGTTTCCGACGTACAGGACGCCCTGATCGACGCCAACTTCGTAAACACGGTCGTTAGCGCCGGACCATGCGAGACGTGGCATGAACTTCCTCCTTTCAGCCTGGGGCTACGCCCATTTGGGCGAGACGTTCTTCGTTAAGACGATCGCGTTCACGAATCATCTCGGCTTGGCTCATCTTCTTTGGCGGTTGATTCTTCTCGTTGGTGACACGAATAAGCGTGATCAGCTTGTTGAGATGCCAGTGTTGACACTCCATGTCAATGTTGAGAGACAACATCCAGTAGTAGATAAGCTCGCCGGTGACAACTTCGCGACCTTTTTTCTGGTTCGGGGTCTCTTTAAACCAGGTCGCAGTTTGTTTCGAGGAAATATAGTCGTTGATCTCCTTGACGTTCCCCGGCGAAAGCTTCATGTAGATCTCGTCGGGGACGTCCGGAGTAAGCGTCATTGCCTTGATGTACCAGATTGTCTCTTCTGCCGTCTTGTCTGCTTCCGACAAGAACGGCTTTCCGAACTTTGACTCCCATTTTGAAAGGGAGACCAGAGAATGCTCTAGCTCCAGCTTGAACGCCGAAGTGACGATGAACAAGTCTTTGTCTTCGTCGTAGTCTTCGGTAAGTGGAACGTGGATCGTGAGCATTCTCTGGTCTTCCTCTCAGATGTGGATCACTCCTCGATCAGACGGGATCCGTGAACAGCGCGATGACCTCGTCCGGGGTCGGGAGCGTCGGATCGGTGGCGACCGCCCCGTACAGAAGGAGCTCGAGCGCCGCCAGGTCACCGCTGTCCACCTGGGTGGAGTCGATGGTGATGATGGAGGTGGCGCCGAGGCCGGTCACGGTCACCGGGGTGGTCGTGAACTCCCAGCTGAAGGTCAGCGGCTCGGGCGAGTCGTTGACCGTGGTGTAGCTGCGCTCCGACGGCGACGCCAGGGCGCCGTAGACGAGGTGCAGCTTGTAGCCGAGGCCGGCGTCGAGCGCGCTGCCGACCTTGGTGCGGTAGCACAGGCCGAACGGCTTGCGGGTCTGCTGACCCACGTAGACGCCGAGCTTGGGCGCGGCGGTCCCGTCGCAGAGCATGAACTCCTTGGGGAACGCGAAGGCCTCGATCGTGCCACCGAACTCCTCGGCCGAGAGGATGTTCAGGTAGACACCGTTGTCGGCGTACTGCTTGTTGGACTCGGCGCCGGAGGGCGCCTCGGAGACGCTCACGAGGCCGTTCCAGGCGAAGCCGGTGTCGTAGTCACCGGTCACGTCGGGAAGGTAGAGGACTCCGCGGTCGACGCCGGTCTCGTAGATCCGGTCAGCGGCTGCGCCCCAGACGAGTGCGGTCATGTCGTTTGTTTCCTTTCAGGTCAGAAGTAGATGTCGAAGACGTCGTGGTTGATGTTGTCCGCCACGAAGTGTGTACTGAACGTACACATTGGCAATGCAGCGACCGCCTCGATAAGGGGTGAATCTACTTCCTTATCGATCACGGTCAGTGTGTATCCCTGGGTGAAGAGATACGGTTTGTCGCCAGCGAACCTTGTATCCGCGCGTGACCGTGCGTACACGATGCACGGATACTCCATCTCCACGTTGCTGGGTGGTTGGAAGTAAACGTTGGGCGTGATCGCGTTTAGCAGTGCGCTAAGACCCGCTCGTTGGCCCATTGTATACACCTCCCAACCTCAACAGGAGGCGAGGACTCTGCACTTCGACGTCTGAAACCGTCCACAGAGCCCCCGCCCACCTGATGTAGCGAATGGCATGAAAGTGTTCGTTGGCGTACTCGTCAGCGACGATGCTGATGGAGTTGTTGACCGACAAGTCGTTGTTGACCTTGTCGCTGCTCTCGAGTTGTCGTGAATTTCGAACAACATCGCCGTAGTACGAGTACTCGACCATTGTTGCTTTGAACACATCGGGAGCGGTCTCCACAGCTGGCGTCGCATAGCCCACCTGTCCGAAGAACCTTCTAGATGCCATCCTTAACGACGCCTAGGCTCAGGCCGAGTAGGCGAAGGTCCAGTCGGCGTCCGTGTTGTGCGGGAAGTTGTACCCCGAGTCCGGACGCGCCTCGACATCGGTCGTCTCCGTGATGACCACGTCCGCACCGTCAGCGAGACCGGTCTCGGAGAGCGGGTTGGTGACGTTGAAGTAGCTCACGCCGGCGATCGTCGGGATCGTCATGGTGTTGGTCTCCGAGTCGAACTCCGGCGACAGCGGCGTCACGGTGGTACCCGAGGTGCGCTTGAGGACGACGGCCGACTTGGCCTTCGTCAGGGCGCCCGAGATCCGGGTCTCCATGAGGTACTTCTGCTGGTTGTAGTCGATGTCGAAGTCGTCGAACATCGCCAGCTGGCCGCCCTTGTCCGCACCGATGGTGTAGTCGGACATGTTGACGAGGACCGCGATCAGGTCCGGAACGTCCTCCATGACCTCGACGACCACGATGTTCGCCACGCGGATGGCCGAGGCGAGCTCGCCCTCCGTCATGTACAGGCGGCGACCGATCTTGTCCTTGACCAGGAGCATGTCCGTGAGGATGTCGTCCGTGGTGAACAGCGTCGGCGTGCCGGTGCCCTTGTAGTGCTTGCGGGCGCGCAGGAAGTACTCCACGTAGTCGTCGGGGACGACGTTGGCCGGCAGGTTCACCGGGTGGGCGTACATCTCGTGGTCCCAGGCGATCGGGCGGAGGTGGTCCTCGTCGATCTTGTCCTCGTCGTCGGGCTCGCGGCCGTCACCGATGAGGATCGCGCGCGCGATTTCCTCCTCGAGCATGAAGCGCATCTCCCACTTCAGCCACACCACCACGTCGAGCTCGGTGATGTCGATGATGTCGTCGCGGTCGAGCTTCTGCTTCTTGTAGACCGTGGTGGGGGTGGTCACGCGCTTCAGGAGCTTGATGACCTCCTCCTTCTTCAGGGCACCCTTGACGTAACCCTTGGCACGCGCCTCCTCGGCGGTGAGGTCGGCGTGGATGCTCTTGACCCGCGAGAACGGGGAGTGCTTGGCGCCGTCGAGCACCTTCGCGACCCACTCCGTGCGGCGCGCGATGAGGTCGGGCGTCGAGGTCACGGACTTGGCGTCCGGGAACAGGAGCTCGATGTCGTCGATGCCGTAGCCGAGGGACTCGGCGTGGGCGAGGAACGCCTCCTTGTAGGAGCCGGTCTTCTGGGCGTCGGCCTGGATGGCCTTGAGCGTGTCGTGCGACAGGGTCGCCGGGAGCTCCTCACCCGTGGACGAGTGGATCAGCGTGGTCGAACCAGACTTGTTCTGGTCGAAGACGTTTCGGGACATGGTGTTGTTGCCTTCCTGGTGAGTGAGGTCGCCCTCGCCTGTGATGCCTGAGTGAGATGCAGAGCTGCTGGCCTCGGCCGCTTCGAGAGCTGCGCCGATCATGTAGTGGACGACGTTCTTCTGCGTCTCGGTGAACGAGTCGTAGACGTCCTGGACGGTCGCGTCCGCGTGGACAATGACCTCGGCGCCAGCATCCGCCGAAACTTCGAGCGCAGCGCCGATCATCGAGTGAACGACCGCCTTCTGCTCCTCGTTGAGGGTCTCATAGATCTCCGTAGCGGTCTGACCTTCGTCATCGCCGCCTTCGGATGCCTTGTCGCCCTCGACGACCTTCTCGCCCTCGGCCTCAGGCGCTCCCTCTTCGGAGTGCATGAGCTCGAGACCGGTGTAGATGACCGCCTCGTCTGCCAGAACCTCGAAATCGCCGTCCGAGTGAGCGATCTGCCAGTTGACGATCTTCGCGCCCGGGTTTGCCCCGGAAAGGACCAGGCTGAGCTCACGGACGGTACCGTGGAACACCTGCTTGGCCTTCTCGACCAGCTCGTTGGCGAAGATTGAGAGGGAGGTGATGTCGCGGTTGCCGACGGCCTCCTTCGCGTGCTGAGCTGCGTCGGTCTTGTTGAAGAACCCGTCAGCCCAGAGACCCTCCGGCTTCGCCGTGAGAATCGCGTGGCCGAGAACGTTCTGAACCTCGCCGTGCCGGTGATGCCAGACGAGCGGAACCTCGACTCCGTCCATGTGGGCGAACGCGTCGGGCATGATGGTTCGACCGTCGGAGCACTTGAGATTCGCCTTGGTTGCCCAACCACTGAAGTCAGGTTCCGTCATGGCTATCTCCTTCCTGTATTGGTGGTGCTGGTGAAGTTGCCGGCTCCGACGGAGCTGGCATGTTGCTATTACGCAACTCATCGGCCTTGGGATCGGTCGATGGCATGAAGCCCAAGAAGGGCCTGAGCTCGTTTGGTGAAACGATCTCGTTTCGAGAAAGCTTGTCGATGACATCGGCGAGCTCCGAAAGAGGCACGAGCTTGAAAGGGTCGCGGTAGTACTCGAGTGAGTGTCCCTGTGTCCGAGCCGTCTTGGTCAAGAAGGTGCGCTTCATGGCTTCGCAAACGGCGTCGAGCAAAGGCTCGATTGTTCGGTTGAGATAGTTCAGCATGGCTTTTTCGTCAGCCGTGCCGTTCATGATCTCGGGAGTGAGCCCCAGCTGGCCGTAGAGCATCTGAATAAGGTATTCGATCTGCCCCATCAGGTTGTTCTCGGCCGGTCGGTTCAGCTGCGTGATTTTCTCGGTACCGTCCGTGTAGGCGATACCGTACTTGCTGTCCTTGAGCTGGAATTCGATGTCTTCTCGGCGATTTTCTGCCTGCTTACGTCGCGCGTCGGTCTTGATGACGTACGGAAGCTGAATAATGAGGTCCAGCTTGCCGGATCCGGTCTGCTCGTCGATGGCGTCGAGTAGGTTCAGCTTGCGAATAAGACGTTGAAGCGTCGAGTTCGCCTCGTTCATCACTGAGTAGAACGGATTCTCGACAATGGCAACCAGCTTCTTGTCTAGCGTGATGTTCTCACGCTTGCCGGTCTTGTCGTTGTAGAGATTAATTGTCACCTGGCGCGGCATCCACTTGGTAATAACGCCGACACGCATCGTTTCGATGTCGTAACTGCCAGAGTCGTTGGGGTTCATCGACGTATCGACAGGAACGATGGCGAGAGTGCCCGACTCGAACATCGTCATCGCAATATCCTGACGGAATGCGCGGGCACCCTGATCGATGTTTGCCTCGAGCAACAGACAATTGTTCAGTCCGCTAACGGCATGCTCCTTGAACCGTCCAGTCTCTGGGTCGAGCTTGACGTGTCGGATCGCGATTGAGGCGAAGTCGACGGCCAAACGCACGTATATGGCAGACACGATGGAGCGTTCGTTGGACAGGTTGAGTCGAAGACGACTCGGCGAGGATGAGCCGTACGTTACGGCCTGTCCAAAACCGAGGCTGTCTTCAGCTCGTCCGTTGAACGCGTTCCACGCGTGCATGAGCTTGTTCCCGATTCCCATGATTCACCTCCTTTCCTTTTAGTGCGATCGGAGGGTTAGGACTTCTTTCGATACTTGTCGCGACCGCCGGCAACGATGTCGGCAATGCTGGTCAACCCATGTCGCTTCAAGACGTCCATTGCGTTTTCGCGTCCATTGTTGACGCGGTCCATGTGGGCTCGTTCGCGCTCTGCTCGAAGTGCTGCAGCCCCTTTAAGGCCCTTGCCCTTCACGAGATCGACGTTCGACGTAGTTAGCGCAACCTTTGCCTTGTCGCGGAGAGATGCGTTACCCGAAGCAACCCGTTCCTGCCTTGACGCTATCTTGTCGCGCTTTTCGAGGTATCGCTTACGAACACCCCACTTCATTCCCTTGACGCCATAGTGCTCGAGGTATTCGCCCACGAATGCTTCGGTCGTCATCACCTGCTCAGCTACACTCATTAGTCCTCCTGACGGTTTAGGTGACTCTTAGTCACGGTTTTGTGTGTAAATCCGCGAGTAGAATCACCCTCGCAGTCGATCGCGTTCATAGCTGGGCGTAAATTCGTTGCTTCGAGGGTTGTACCCCGGAGCGGTTTTGAGCATGAACTCGGTCTGCTCTTTGTGAGCCCTAGCGAAGTCGGCGTCCATTTCGGCAACAATCTTCTTAAACGCGGCCTGCTCAGCCATTCGCTTAACCGCGGCTTCTCCGTCAGCGGTCCGCTTCTTTACCACAGCGGGGTCGATGGTGCTACGAGGAGACGACTTAAGGGCGCGACCCGCGTTGACGATTTGATCGACGGGAAGCTTTCCTTGCTTACCAAGAACGACCATTGCGGTAATCGCACCGACGGCAACAACTCCACCAACAATCGCTTTCTTTTGATTTGGCGTAAGCTTTCGGCGCGGCGATCCGTCGTCACGTTGCTTTCGAACACCCCACTTCATTCCCTTGACACCGTAGTGCTCGAGGTATTCTTCCACGAACTCGTCGGTCGTCATCACCTGCTCTGTCGTGCTCATTCGAATGCCTCCTTGTTGGCCTTGTATGCGACGTAGGCATCCATCAGAGCTGCCACGTTGTCGATCTTCTCGTCTTGCCGTTTCTTCAGCAACTTACGGTTGCCATTCGTGTCCTCCATAGTGATGGCATTACCCATCGTGAAGGACATGAGTACCTGGTCGAATATGAGCATGCGCTCACCCGCCAGGATCTTCAGCTCGCCGAGAGGAACCGACTCGGTCCGAGCGCCCTGAATGACCTTGACGGTGCCGTACTCCCCATTCTCGAGATTCCAGCGCGTCACAAATTCAGCAGCGTTGTAGGGGTCATAGCCGAAAGCACGAACATCGTCGAATTGCTCGCGAACCATGTATTCGTTGAGATCGTCGTAGACCTCCATCATGTCCAGAACGGTGCCCTCGAGAACTCGAAGGCTTCCTTCCTTGATGAAGCTGTCGTACTTGACTCGCAGAGCCCCTGGGAGTTTGCTCAATGTCAGAGCGGTGATGTAGCTAAGTGTCTTGACGCCGAAAGCGCCGCGACGGTTGAGATTTGGGAACAGGAAGGTGAACGCACAGAAGTCGTCACCCTGCGAGAGGTCCGCGCCGAGTGCACAGGGCATTCCCATGAACGCGCGAGGGCGTCGAGGGTGCGGAAGAGTCTCGCTGTATTCGAAGAACCAGGTGTAGCCCTCCATGGGGATACCGAAACGCTTTGCGAGAATGTCATTACGAGAAGCAGGCGCCTTTTCGGCCCGCTCGACGTCTAGGTGATACGTCTCATACGTGACGGTTCGTCCCAGGTTGGGTTGGGCCTTCAACCACAGCTCGGGGTGTGCAACTTCAGCTAGATCGTCCAGCTTGTAGTGAAAAATCGAGATGTGAGGAGCTTTGTACTCCCCTCGGAGGATCTCTGCCAGTTCCATTTTGATGGTGTCGCCAGATCCGTTTCGAACAGTTCCTTCTGAGCTGACAGCGACGATCAGATAGTCCTCGCCGTCCTTTGAAGCTCCCTGTTCGATGGCTCCGATGACGTCTTCTCTGAGATCTCCCGACAACCATTCGTCAACCGTCGAGATCTTGGGCCTTAGACCCTGCAGCTTGTTGATTGACATCGGTCGAACTTCGAGCATCGACCCAGTGAGGAAGTTTTCGACGCCCTTCTTCGTTGCTGCCAGCTTGACACGGTTAGCTCGAGAGCCGGTCGTGTTCTGAAGAGAGCCTTCTGTCAGGAATGCGAACAGAGGACCCTTGCTTCGGGTGATGGCGGTTCGAATCGGGGACATCACCTCCTCGGCCTGCTTCATTGTCGGGGCCGTGGTGATCTGGTGAGTGGTCGAGGTGTCGATGTTGAGGAAGTAAGCCTGGAGCAGAGACTCGTAGAGGGACTTGGCGGCTCCTCGGGCCACGATGAGATACTGCTTCTTCGTGAGCCGGACTTTGAAGACCTTGTCGACGAATCGACCTCCCAGGGCGGACGCGTTGCCGTAGTCCTCCCAGACGGGACGAGTCTCGAAGACCCACCAACCGAAGATCTGCTCGGCCCAGAGCTTGAACGTGGGAAGGAGCTTCAGATCGCGCCCATCTGTGAGTGTCATCTCGTTCTCGCAGAACAAGATGAAGCCCTCGAGCGGATCTGGGTCATAGAAGACCGTCTTGTCAGCGATGAGCCTGTCAATGCGGTTCATCTCCATGGAGATCTCTCGGTTTACCGGGATCTCTCCTCGAATCACCGCATCACGGAACTGCCCGTAGTAGAACGGCGTAGCCGTGTTTGATAGGCTCATCGCTGACCTCCTTTCACTTCTTCTTGTCCATGGCCTTTGCGACCTGCTTCGTGACGGCTTGCGATGCGATGCTCGAGACTTGATTCCGGCCAAGATTGAGTAGAAGGCCTCCGACGAACGCCAGCGTCTTCTCTGATGCTGACTTAGGACGAAGCTGGCTGTACTGCTGCTCCATCTGAAGCCGGTTGATCAGAGCCTTCAACTCCTTGTCGGAAAGAGCGTCCGTCGTGCTCTTCTGAGCCTTCTGCTTTCGAACTGCAGCGCGAACGGCGTCTGGATGAGCAGCTTGACCCGTACCTCCAGTTGCCTTGACGCGAGCTCCGGGCGCGTGAGTGGTCCGGACCTTGGTTCGTTCGACTCCACCGCGATCTTTTCGAACACCCCACTTCATTCCCTTGACACCGTAATGGGCAAGGAAATCGCCAGCGAATTCCTGGCCGGAGGCAAGATGTGTAGCTGTTGACATTCGTACCTCCTTCCTAAAGAACGCCCATGGCGAAGTTCTTGGCTCGGACCGTAGTTCCGGCCATTCGAAGACTGCCACGTCCGGCAGCCGAAACACCACTGTGAGTGGCCGTTGCGCGAACAACCCCGTCGACCAAACCACGGATCGTTGTTCCCTGGCACTCGATGCGAAGTTGTGAACCAGCAGCAAGAACGGCCGAGTAAGCACTCCCAATGGCAGTGAAGGATCCGGCCGACACATAGAAGAGCTGACAGTCGGATCCGCTGTAGCGCCAGACATAACCCGTTTCGGCCGCCCCACTTGGCGTGAATCGAGCGCCGACACCCATTGTGCCAGCAACAGTCATTCGAGCCTGCGACCATTGATCAGCCGACGGAGCGACCGCAACCGTAGCCATGTGGTTTGTGTTTGCGTCCGGTGACGCAAAGGCCTTGGAGACGATCGTCAACGATACGCCGTTGAGCAACTGCCAGTCGGAACCCAGTGCGGCGTTTGCACGTTCGCCGTGGTCCATCCAGGTGTAGCCGTAGTCGCCGACCACCATCATGATTAGCGAACCAGAGTCGCCGCTGATGATCTGAGACTGAACCGAATGTGGCGTTTTTGGCTGCTCTCCAGGAAGTCGGTACGCCGACCCAAAGGCGTTGGTGGTGTTGTACCCGGAGTCGTTGACGTCCCACCCTGAAGTGGGAACCTTGGCTCCGGGGAACTGGGTGATGTTGCCCAATGTTGCATCGAAACCGAGCATCCAGCCAAGTCCGATTTGCCCGTATCCGCAGTCGGCCGCAGCGGTCATCAGAGCGCCGCCGCCCAAGTTCTGGTATTGCCCAGATGCGAAGCGTGAGCTAAGACCGCGAACCAAATACAGGTGTGCCGTCATCACAGCAGCGCTGTTCTGAGTGATCGTGACTACACCACTCGACGTGAGATCCTCACCGATCCAAGCTGACAGCTGATTGGTGTGCGTGAACAACAAAGACCAGACCCCGCCCATACCTACGATCGAAGATATGACTCGAACGCTGGTAGCACGGTGGCACCCGTAGAGAACAATGACCTTGTCGCCGGGCTGTGGAGTTGTCGCAAATGTCACCGACTGCGGTCCAGTGCCGGCAAAGGTCGTGAACTTCTCCTCCACAACGGTGATGGGACTCGTTAGACCCGAAGCTGCCGGCTCCCACACGAGATCGCTACCCTTATAGAGCTTTGACACCGCGTTGGAACCGACTTTGAATGTGTCTGCGAGAGTAAGACCTTGGCGAACAGGCATGTTTTACCCCACAATCACATAGAGAGTTGTTGCTGCCTTTGATCCGAGAGCGTCGTAGGCCGCTTGAGTGATCGTCACGATGTTGTCGATCGTCGTTGACGCAACCATGGCTGCTTCGGCGGCGTCCACCTCAGCTTGAACAGCCGCAACAGCCGCAGTTCGCGCAGTGACCTCATCACTGACCGACGTCGTGGTCGCAAGACCAGATACGTTGATCTGAAGAGCGTTCCCACCGTCGTTGTAGACAAAGTCGAGATGGGTTGTGTCCTGAACCAAAGCCGCGACGCGGTCATCGACAGCTTCGTCGAAGTCGGTGATCTGGTTCTTCGGGTGAACGTGAACTGCCTCGGCCTTGGCGTCGATGTTGGCTTGAAGCGTCACATCGGCAGCCGTTCGGGCCGAAGTTTCAGCAGCGAGCTCCGCATCCGTTGCGAACGTGGAGTGGTCGATTGCCTCGAGAGCGTCAACTCGCGTGTCAAGAGCTGCGTCAGCCGATGCACGAGTGGAAGCTTCTGACGCGAGTTCTGCGTCAGTGGCATAACCAGTCAGATCTGGACCCGTCGTTGCCTCGAGAACGTCAACTCGAGCATCCAAGGCGTTGTCGGCAGAAATGCGAGCGGCAGACTCAGCCGCAAGCTCCGAATCCGTCGTGAACGTGGAGTGATCCACAGCCTCGAGGGCGTCGACGCGAGTGTCAAGAGCGCTGTCAGCAGATACGCGGGCAGCAGACTCAGCCGCAAGTTCGGCATCGGAAGCTCGGCCAGAGATAAGGCCGTCGACTTCGGTCTCGGTGTAGTAGCGGTCATCGTGCGTGTGAGCCGTGTTGGCCTTTGTGGCTAGACCGGCTGCGAGCTCCGCGTCCGTTGCATAGCCCGAAAGATCCGGAGCTGCACTGGCTTCGAGAGTGTCAACGCGCGAATCAAGAGCCGCATCGGCGGATGCGCGAGCCGTGGCCTCAGCATTTATAGCGTTGGCAAGAATCACATCCTCAGACGCACGAGTCGTTGCCTCGGTTGAGATGGATCCGGCCAGGGTTGCATCCGCGCTCGATCGAGTGGATGCCTCCGTGGAAAGTTCCGCATCTGTGGCGAATAACCCGTGGTCAATTGCCTCGAGAGTATCGACACGACCGCTCAGAGCGGTATCGGCGATCTCACGCGCGACGGTTTCCTCAGCGATGGCATCTGTGAGAACGATAGCCTCGGCCACGCTAAGCGCACCCACGTCCTCGGCATCAAGAACGACAGCGCCGTCCTCACCGTTCACCGATATGACTGAGCCCGAACCCATCGCATCGATTCGGGCCGAGAGCTCCTCGTACTCGGAGACTGTCAGAACCGGTCCGCCAGGCGGCATCGAATTCGTGAGGTTCAGCGGGAAGTTCTCAGTGTGATCGACGAGCACCTCGATCATATGGCTGGCGATCGTGATGTTGTTGAAGGTGTAGAAGACCTTGTAGGTGCCGGTAACGAGCCAGACACCGACCTCTCCTTGTGGGTCGATCAAATAACCGGCCGCATTGACACCACAGCGGATTCGGTAAGGAACAACCGTGGTCGGCTCAGGCGTCTCGGCCTGGAACTTCGGCTCCATAGGCGAGAAGGTGACGTAGCCGATCGGAGGAACTGCATCGGGAAGGTTGTCCACATCAGTCGCGTCGCCCACCGCGAGGATGAAGCGGCCAGTGACGTAGCCGTGAAGAATGTCGGTGGGCATTGGAACTGTCATGACGCGCTCCTCTCAGAGCTCGATGTCGGCAACGGTGACGATGCGGTCCGGGTCCGTGAGGACCGAAAGACGCCACTCCATCTGCTCGATCTGCTTCTCGATCGCAGTCAGGTGGAACGATGTGGCGGGAGGATCGAAGAGAAGCTTGGCCCGCAGGAAAACGTACGTCGGTACGTTGTTGAGGCGGGGATCGCCACCAAGGAGGTCCCCCCATTCCGCAGTTTCATCCTGGATCGAGAAACCGCCGACTGGACCAACGCCAAGCTGCTCCAGAGTGGACAGAGCCGCGTTGATGTAGGTGATGATGTCCAGGTCGAAGGCCTGGTACTCGGGCGCGACGCCCAAGTTCTTCTTGGTGCTTTCGAGGATGCTTTGGTTCATGGGGGGACACCTCCTTGGTGACTCTCATTTTGAACTGGGACTGAAGATCAGGCTGGGATCTTCAGCTTGTTCCAGGTGTTGAGACCGACCCAGCCGTCGACCTTGAGACCGTTGCGGCTCTGGAAGGACTTGACGCTGGCCTCGGTCTTCGGACCGAAGCTGCTGTCGAGCTCTCCGCTGTAGAGACCGAGAGCCTTGAGCCTCTTCTGGATCCGACCGACGTGCCAGTCGTCCTTGGTGCTCTCGGCGTGCTGGTGACCGGGGTACGGAAGGTACGACACCGCCGCGACCGGAGCCCGGTAAGTTCCCGGGTAGAACCAGACGTGAACGTGGTCGTAGTGGTTGTCCGTGGTGGAACCACGATCCGCCATGAGGCGACGGACGCCAGGCTGGACGACGGTCGAGGTGATGTGCTGCTCCCAGATCACATGGATCAGGCGCAGGCGAGCTCGGTTCGCCCAGATGTAGTTGCGGATCCAGTCACCGGCGGCCTCGTTGCGGACCATGAGGTCGAGGGCGTTGCCCGAGCCGTGCTCGTTGCCCCCGCCCATGCCCCACATGAACCAGATGTCGTGGCCGGCAGCCTTGGCCTTGTCGTAGAGCTCCTTTGCGATCGACCGCGTCTCCGGGTCGACGTTGCCGAGCTTGCTGCTGACGTAGGCGAAGGTGCTCATGCCTTGTCGTCCCCCTTCTCCTGGTTCTTGGGGGCGACGTCGGCGGGGGTCGGCGTGACCTTACCCTCGTCGGGGTTGTCGGCCGAGGGGATGAAACCCTTCTCGTCGGACTCGACCTCGACTGGAGCGGAGTCGTCCTGGAACGACTCGGCATCGTCGGCGTCCTCCACCGGGGCGTCGTTCTTGGCGTTCTGCTCCGGAGCGGCGTAGTCAGGCTTGGTCTCGAGAAGCTCGTCGGCCGTCGTGGCCTCGGGCTCGAGGGTGCCGTCCTCCGCCTCGTGCGGCTGGGGAAGCTCGTGGGGGTTGGTAGTCATGCTGGTTCTTCTCCTTTGGATTGTGTTACCACAGCTTGGTGTCACCAGGACTACGTTCGACGAGCTGCCGGGGAAGGAGCCTCTCGTCGCCGTAGTGAATGGCGTTGTGGGTTCGATGCGTTGTGCTGATGAGGAACTCGGGATCGAGGATGGCGGCGTCGCCATGTTGGATGTCGCCCACAGTCATCGGGTTCATGTGATGAATGATGACCTTCTCGTGGATCTCATACCCTTCAACTCCGAGATCGCAGCCTAGATCTCGCGCGATTACCTCGTGACGGATCTGCCGCCACTGGCGAGAGACATAGAACCGTTGGTTGATGTGCCGATCAAAGCCGAAGGTCGCCTGACCAACAGCTCCTCGAAGCTTCAGGTACTTAAACCTGTCTTCGAAGCTTGGAATGCGATTGAGCTCGGACCATGTTCTAACTCTCATAGCCTTCGTCCTCCTCAGGCATGCGACCAGTGCTGTACCCACGGAACGCGTCCATGGCAGCCTTCATCCGCTCCTCTTGACGAGCCTCGGATTCGATCTGTTCGCGCTTGATCTTGAGTAGTTCGATCTCATGTGCCATCCGCTCCTGCTCGAGCTGTTCTCGCGAAGAGCCGAGCTTGAGATAGTGCGTGATGATCTGTGCGGGCGCGTTGCCCGACTGCATGAGCTTCTCGGCCTGGTCAACCGCCAGGGCTACGAGCTGGTTCTCACGGTCCTTAGGAGTCTTTGCCGGTGGCCTACGACTCGAGGTAGCATTTGGGTCGTTCACTCGACGTGTGGCCACGGTTCCAACTCCTTTCGAGTGAGTTAGGA